ATTCAGGCTATCCCGCAGATCATTCAGGCTGGCATTAAGCTCCTGACCGCCTTAGTTACAGCTTTACCAACCATTATTGCAGCTATCGTTAAAGCGATCCCACAAATCATCAGCAGCATTATTAACGCGGTCATCACTGCCATCCCGCTCATCATCGACGCGGGCATCAAGCTGCTGGTCGCCCTGATCCAGGCACTGCCCCAGATCATCACCACGTTGATCACGGCGGTACCCCAAATCGTGGGCGCACTGACCGGTGCGTTCGCGGGAAACATCGACAAGATCATCCTCGCGGGCGTGCAGCTGTTTGTTGCCTTGATTCAGAACCTTCCGACCATCATCATCGAGATCGTGAAGGCTGTGCCGCAGATCGTCGCGGGGTTGGTAAACGGCTTTACGGCCTCCATCAGCCAGATCGCGAGCGTGGGCGGCAACCTGATCAAGGGTCTGTGGCAGGGCATCTCGGACGCAGGCGCGTGGCTTCGTGACAAAATCTCTGGCTTCTTTGGCGGCGTGGTGGACAGCATCAAAAACTTCTTTGGCATCCATTCGCCCTCGACGCTGTTTGCCGGGCTAGGGCGCAACATGGGCGAAGGCATTGGGGTCGGCTTCGAGGAAGCCATGGCCGGTGTTGCCAGGGACATGCAAAACGCGATCCCCACCAGCTTTGACATGAACGCCAGGGTGAGCGGATATGGCTCTGGTGCAGAAACCAGTGGAACCAACATTACCCAGAATATCTCGGTGGTATCGCCCAAGGCGCTCTCCGAAAAAGAGATTGCGCGCGAGTTCAAAAACCTGTCCCGCAAACTGGCACTCGAATATTAGGAGGTGTGGCGTTGGAACTGACTTATACAAACGCAAACGGCGAAAGTGTCACCCTCCGGCAAACCAGACCGTTTTTCCTGACACGGGTGGATGGCGCCGGCAAAGTGCGTCAGACCGTGAACACCTTCAAAGCGCCTGATCAGGATGGCGCCTTTTTCATCTCCTCCGCCATGGACATGCGCAACATCACGCTGGAAGGATCGGTCATCACGCCCACAATCGCGGAAACCTATGACCAGCGCAGACGTTTCCTGCGGGTGTTCACGCCCAAGTTACAAGGGACGCTCATCTACCGCAACCGACAGATCAAATGCGTCGTCGAGGAAGCGGGGTTTACCGCGTCTACCCGCGAACGCGCACCGAATTTCTTCATCAGCCTCCTGTGCCCGTCACCCTTCTTTGAAGCCTTGGAGGAGATACGGGAAGAACTGGCCATGTGGTCGACGCTGCTGTTCTTTCCACTGGAAGTGCAAAACACTGGGTTGGAATTCGGAGTCCGTCAGCCCAGTCAGATTATCACGGTAGACAACATCGGGGACGTCGCCTGCGGATGTCACATCATCTTTCGAGCGCTTGGCAGCGTGACCAACCCAGAGCTCATGAGCCTTGATACCGGGGACGTGATTCGCCTGAATACCATCATGGAATCCGGTGAAGAACTCCATGTGTACACGCACTTTGCCGGGAAAAAGGTGACGCGCGTGCTTGGGTCTGTGGAAAGCAACGCATTCTCCCTGCTGGATACCAGTTCTGTGTTCCTGCAGCTGGAGCCCCGACGCAATTTGCTTCGCTACAACGCCGCTGAAAACATGGATCTGCTTGAAGTGACCATCCTATATCGGCCCAAGTTTCTGGGGGTGTAGTGTGGAACTGTATGTGTATGGAAACACACGCCAGTTAATTGGCGTTGTGGAATCATTTGAATACTTAAGATGGACACGCCGATATTCCCAATGCGGAGTGTTTGAGCTCAAGGCTGTCGCGAGCCATGACAACATCACGCTGCTTACCCTCGGCAATCTCCTCTGGAAAAGCGACGATGAGGAAGTCGGGATTATTGAACACCTGGAAATGGCACAGGCGGACAAGGAAACGATCACCGTCAGCGGACGTTTTGCGACCAGTTTTCTGGCGCGGCGTATTGTCTGGGGCACAGAAACGCTCAGCGGGGATTTGTCCATCTGCACAGCGCAATTGGTGAACAACCATTTGATCTCACCAACAAACAGCAGTCGGCAAATTGCTGGGATTGCATTCACATCGCCTTTTCTTGGCATTTCGGTCAACACACAGGTGTCTTACAAAAACCTCTTGGATACCTTAACAGGACTTTGTGATGCTTCCGACAGAGGCATCAAGACAGTGTTTGACCCCTCGACAGGGATTCTTACGGTCACGCTCTATGCCGGTGCGACATCACAGGCAGTGTTTTCCCGCGAGTATGAGAACCTGACATCACAGATCTATACGCAAAGTGCTATGGATTATGCCAATACAGCGCTCGTTGGCGGAGAGGGTGAAGGTGCCTCGCGCGTGCTGGCTTCCATCGCTGAAAGTGCTGGTGAAGCCCGGCGTGAAGTGTTTGTCGATGCCAAAGACTTACGGCAGGAAGATTTCGGCACTGGGTATTCTGCCGCTCTCCTGTATCGCGGTCAAAACAAGCTGTCGGAGCTATCCATGGCACATTCCTTCGACACGGAGGTCAATCCACACGGAAACCTGCGCTACAAGGTCGATTTCGACCTAGGACAGACCGTGACGGTGCTCTCCAAAAAATGGAGTGTGACCCTATCAGCGCGCATCACAGAGATCGAAGAGAGCTACGACGCGAGCGGGCAAACCCTGAACATTGTGTTTGGCAAGGGGGCTCTATCCCTTCTCCAAAAACTAAAAGGTGGCTGAGATCATGGAAAAAAGCGGGTTCTTCAATTCTTCCGGCGGCGACCGGGTCTACAGCGCCACGGATTTCGCTGCTTACTTCGGCAAACTGGTCAGCAACGGGATCTTCTATGCCTCGGCTACCAATCTGTTGGTCACGCTGGGAAGCGGCATGGCGGTCAGTGTCGCTTCTGGGAGCGCGTGGATTAACGGGTACTCGTATGAAAACACAGATACGCTGACACTCAATCACGCCATGGCCAGCGGTGTGAACCCACGCATCGACCGGGTCGTCGTGCGCTTCAGCGCTGTGGAGCGCCGTATCTATTTAGCAGTGCTGACTGGAACGCCAGCAGAGATCCCAACGGCACCCGCCCTAACTCGTAGCAACGATACCTTTGAACTTGGGCTTGCGGACATTCTGGTGCCGAAAGGCGCTGTGACAGTCCTGGCGCTAAACATCACCGATACGCGCTTGAACACGACGCTCTGCGGATTGGTCAACTCGCTGGTGACCGCCGTGTATGAGTAAGGGGTGATCGGATGCCGTCGATTTCCTACTCGCTTAGCAGTTTTACCAAGACCAATACCGATATGCCGGCGGGAACCACCTTCACGGCAGCGGCATCCGGCGCGACCGTATCCGGGGCGTATATCACGTCCGGCACGCTATACCTGAGCAGTATCCGCACGTACTCCGGTGCTGGGTATCTTGATTTCTCGTTGGGATCGGGCACTGGCTCGACCGGTACCTTTTCCTCCAACAGTTCCACGCACTCGGAAACAGTAACGCTGACCGGATACAGTAACGCCCTGCTGACGGCAGGGAGTGGCACTGTATCGTTCACCCTGCGACGATCCTCCGGCTCCGGTAACATCCTGAACCTGCGCAGCGGCATCACCGGTACGCTGACGCTCAACTATGAGATCAACCCGACGGCATGTACGGCCCCCTCGGCCTGCTCTGTCAGCAGCACGCTTTCGGAAGACAACGTGACCCTCTCGTGGAGCGGGGCGGCTGGCGGTACCAACAACAGCATTTCCTCGTATGAAATCCAGTATAGCGAGTCCAGCGACAACGCCACCTGGGGGGCGTGGACGGCGCTAACGACCGTATCCACCGCCGCAACCAGCGGCAGCGTGTTGGTCGCACCCTCCTCCACTCGCGGGAACTACCGCCGCTTTCAGGTGCGCACGCGCGGCGCTGCTGGGGCGAGTTATTATTCCGGCTGGAAGGTGTCTACAAACTCGGTACGCCGGAACACGCAGCCGATTGCGCCCACCGCCGTCACCGCTACGCCTGCCGTGTACAGCACGGAGGCGATCTCCCTCACGTGGAGCGGGGCGGTCGGGGGCAGCAGCGCGATCAAGGGATTCACGATCGCTAGCCGTATCTCCACGGACAATGCCACATGGGGCTCGTGGTCAACGCTTACAACGCTGACGCAATCGGCAGGCAGCGGCACGTATACACCCACGGTAACGCGGGTCATTGGCACATATACCCAGTTTGGGATCACAACAATCGACGCGCTGGATGTCGCTTCTGATATAAAAGTCAGCGCCAGCATTCTGTGCTCCATCACCCCGTGCGGGCTGCCCACAGCGTTCTCGCTCGGTGCGACACTGACAGAAGGCGCAGTCACGCTGGCATGGAGTGGGGCGACCAATGGCGCTGGCAACACGATCACCGCATATGAGTTGCAGTACAGCGAATCCACAGATGGCTACACCTGGGGGGCCTGGACAGCGCTGACAATCGTGAGTAGCATCGCTACTAGCGGCAGCCTGAGTGTGAACCCCTCCGCCACAGCGGGGACGTACCGCCGGTTCCGGATTCGTATTCAGGGCGCGGCAGGTGAAACCTATTACTCTGGTTGGCTGGTGTCCAGCAACAGTGTCAGGCGTAACATCCCGCCAACTGCGCCGACGGTGTTTACGGCTTCGCCTGCGGTCTATGATTCGGGGTCAATCACCCTTGTTTGGAGCGGCATCTTGGCTGGTACGAGCACGATTAAGCAGGTGGTGATCCAGCAAGCGACATCTACAGATGGCGTGACCTGGGGCGCGTATGAGGCGCTCACGACGATCACGACCAGCGCGACATCTGGCACTTATGAAGCCACGCCACCCAGTGCTTCAGGCATGTCGACACGCTACCGCTTGAGTGTTACGGATACGCTTAACGCGATCTCCGCTTATGCGCTCAGCAACGTGGTGCGCAAGGTCAGCCCACCTACCGTGCCGGTGGTCACCGCACCTAAGGCTGCAAGTCAAACCTACGCCGCCACACCACGTTTTCTGATCACGACCGGCGCGAGGCTGGGCGGCGGCATGCAGAAGGTGTGCGTGAAGATCGGCACGGCTGATTGGGAGGATTCTGTTGCCGACCCGGAGCGGTTTTCTTCCTCTGGGCCTCTGGCCAACGGAGTACCGACGATCTATACACTTGCCTCACTTACGCCCGGCAACTATACCGTCACTTTCCGCAGCGTGGATAGCGGTTCGGAGGCGGTCAGCACTGAGGTGGTACGAAGCTTTACGGTGTTAGTCTCGCCCTTTGAGGGAATTGTGGCCAATGTGACTAAGGTCAAAGCATCGCACTTAAGGATCATCCGTACAGCCGTAAACAACATCCGCGATTTCTATGGTATGTCGGCGGTCAGCTGGTCGGAGGATGTGGTCGCAGGCAAGACAACCGTGAAGAACTGGCCGTTTCATGTGCTGGAGCTCCGTAAAGCGCTGGAACAAGTGGTAGATACCATCAATGCCTTTGACCTAGCGTGGACAAACAAATTGCCAGACCCGGCATGGATTCCCATCACGACTGGTAGACCGCAGGCGGCTGTGATGCAGCAACTGCAAACCATGATCCTTGGACTATGACCGGGTCCCATTTCGCGCCTCTGTGAAAGCAGGGGCGCTTCATTATACATACAGAGAAAAACAGGAGGATACAATTATGAAGGAAATCTGGGCTTGGATTCAGGCGGCGCTGGTGGCTGTGGGCGGGTTTCTGGGTTGGTTTGTCGGTGGCTTCGACGGTTTGCTGTATGCGTTGATCGCACTGATGGCAGCCGACTATGTGACGGGCGTGATGTGCGCCATCGCGGACAGGACGCTTTCCAGCGAGGTTGGCTTTCGGGGCATTGCCAAGAAGGTACTAATCTTCGTGCTGGTGGGCGTTGGGCACATCGTCGATATCTATCTGATTGGCAATGGCAGCGCGCTGCGCACGGCGGTACTGTTCTTCTACTGCTCCAATGAGGGTGTATCAATGCTGGAAAACGCGGGGCATCTGGGGCTTCCGATCCCGCAGAAGCTCAAGGATGTGCTCGAACAGCTACACTCAAGGGACGGCGATAACGAAATCAAGTAATACGGGGGACGGCGAGTCATCGCCGCCCTCTTTTCCTTTGGAGGGGCAAGTATGACGGTCAAGACGAATCTGGGGTTGGTTGAATGGGCGAATGAGTGGCTGGGCCAAGTTTATTGGTACGGCACATGCGGCTACACCTGTACACAGAGCCTTCTGGAGCGCAAAGCCAAGCAGTATCCCAAGTCCTACGCGGAAAACCGCATGAGCCGCTATCGGGCGGATATCGCCGCCGGCAAGAAATGCGCCGATTGTATTGGGCTGATCAAGGGCTATTATTGGACGCGCGATGACGGCACGCAGGTTTATGGGCTGGACGGCAGGCCGGATCAGGGGGCGAATGGCGCGTATAATGCCGCCAAGGTGAAGGGCGCGATCGCTACCTTGCCCGAGTTTCCTGGTGTAATTCTCTGGAAGAGCGGCCACGTGGGCGTATATATCGGAAATGGCGAGGCCATTGAAGCTAAGGGTTTCAGCTACGGCATCGTTAAAACCAAGGTCAAGGGGCGTGGCTGGACGTACTGGTTCCGCTCGCCCTACATCGACTACACCACCGAAGGGAGAGCGAGCGATGCGCAGACAGGCGTGGAGGAAACGGATGCGAATGCGAACCAACCCGCTGAAGGTGGCGCGGAAGAAACGGCGCTGGATTTGGGCACGCGGCTGCTGCGCGTTACACCGGGGCAGCCGCTGATGCGCGGCAGCGATGTGCTGGCTGTGCAAACACAGCTGCTGTCCAAGGGGTATTCACCCGGTAAGCTGGACGGCGTATACGGGAACATCACAAAAGCAGCGGTGGGAGCGTTGCAAACAGCTTGCGGCATCAAGGCAGATGGCGTTGTGGGACCGGATACGCGGGTACTTTTACGATAGTCATTGCAACCAGAATTACATGTAGGTTTTGACCGCCAGATGACTCGATCGTCTGGCGGTTCTTTTTTACTCCGTTAACTTTCGACGTTTTCGCGGCCAGCTATCGGAGGGATGAATATGACAATTATCCAGAAAAGGCAAGTGGCCTATCTGCGGGAGAAGGGCGAAAGCTACGCGGCGATTGCCACCACAATTGGTGCATCTGAGAACACAGTGAAGTCCTACTGCCGAAGAAACGGCCTTGGCTCGGATGCTGTTTCGCTAAGAAAGCAAGCTACTGGCGAGGTTTGCGGGTATTGTGGAGAACTGCTCAAACACACGCCTGGCGCGAAGAAAAAGCGGTTCTGTACCGACCAATGCCGTATGAAGTGGTGGGCGAAGCATCCGGAAGCAGTCCACCAGAAGGCTATCTACCATTTCAACTGCCCAACGTGCGGCAAACCGTTTGAGAGCTATGGAAACGCTCATCGCCAATACTGCTCCAGAGCCTGTTATGGGTTGGCCAGGAGACGCAACAATGAATAAAACGGAAGCGGTATTCCGGTATCACGCATGCATGGCGCTGATGAGATGCATGGTGGCTAAAGGGATCCTTGACCCGCAGGATTTATCCAGTGTATCGGACACTCTCGCCCAAAAGTACGGTTTATCATTGTGCAGTATATTCCTCGATTCGGACTTGCAATACCCAGCAAACAGAGCCAATATGCCATGATGACAGGAGGGCATTATGGGCAGAAAGATAACAAAACTGGCGGTCTCGGAGCCAATACCGACTCGGAAAAGGGTGGCCGCGTATGCTCGAGTTTCCAGTGGCAAGGATGAAATGCTACACTCGCTCGCGGCTCAGGTAAGCTATTACAAGGAGTACATCCAAAGCCAGCAGGGCTGGGAATTTGCGGGCGTGTACGCCGACGAGGCTGTGACCGGAACGAAGGACAATCGGGCAGAGTTCATACGATTGCTTGCGGATTGCAAAGCGGGCAAGATTGACATGGTGATCACAAAATCCATCTCCCGATTTGCGAGGAACACGGTCACGTTGCTGGAAACGGTTCGAGGACTTTGCGAACTTAGTATTGACGTTTTCTTTGAAGAGCAGAACCTCCATACAGCAAGCACGAACGGCGAGCTTCTTCTGACAATTCTGGCCAGCTACGCACAGGAGGAAAGCCGCTCGGTCAGTGAAAACTGCAAGTGGCGTATTCGTAAGGATTATCAGGAAGGCAAGCTGACCGGCGGCGTTCACATGTACGGATATGATTTCCGGGATGGGATGTTGGTGGTCAACCCACAGGAGGCCGAGGTTGTTCGGATGATCTTTAGGGATTACCTTTCCGGTATGGGCAGGAACGCCATTATGCGCAAGTTGATACGACTGGGCGTGCCGACCAAACTCGGCGGGCGTTGGGCGGAAAACACCGTTGCCAGTATTCTCACCAACGAAAAGGTAGTCGGTGATCTCTGCCTGCAAAAAAGCTTCATATCCGACCACCTTACCAAACAGAAAAGAGTCAATCGTGGCGAGCTTCCCAAGTATTATGTGGAAGGCGCTCATGAAGCCATTATCGACCGAGCAACTTTCGATGCCGTTCAGGCGGAAGTGGCTCGGCGGGCGTATGAGAGCAAGCCTGCCAGCAGAGAGCCTCGCAACGAATTTAGCGGCATCATCCGTTGCGGTCGCTGCGGCGCGAATTTTAATCGCAAGATCAACGGTATCGGCACCAAGTACGCCAAGGCGAACTGGGCATGCGCTACCTACACCACGCACGGCAAGGATCACTGTGCGGCAAAGCGCATCCCTGAGGACATCCTCCGGCAAAAGTGCGCGGAAGCCTTGGGAAGCGCCGCTTACAACGCTGTTGACTTCATGGCAAGGGTAGCAGCCATAACGATTCCAGAAGATGGGGTTTTGGTATTCACCTTCAAAGATGGCATGCAAAAAACCATATTATGGGAGAAGCATTCCCGTCGCGACAGTTGGACACATGAGATGAAAAACAAGGCGAAAGATGCAGCCCAAAGGAGGCTTGGCAATGGCTAACATTCGGGTTATCCCGGCTCTGGCGCCTATTGTGTCCGCTCAGGTGAAGGATACGGCGTTCAAGCGGCGGGTGGCGGCTTACGCGCGAGTTTCAACCGACAGCGACGAGCAGCAGACCAGCTATGAAGCACAGGTGGACTACTACACCAAGTTGATTCATTCCCGACCAGACTGGTCTATGGTCGATGTATTTACGGACGAGGGGATTTCTGCGGTCAACACCAAGCGACGTGAGGGATTCAAGCGGATGGTTGCGGACGCGCTCTCCGGCAAGATTGATCTGATCGTGACCAAATCGGTCAGCCGTTTTGCCCGCAACACGGTCGACAGCCTCACCACGGTTCGCAAGCTGAAAGAAAAAGGCGTGGAGGTTTGGTTCGAGAAGGAAAATATTTACACGTTGGACAGCAAAGGCGAGCTTTTGATCACCATCATGTCCTCGCTTGCTCAGGAAGAAAGTCGTAGCATCTCCGAAAACGTCACCTGGGGTCAGCGAAAGCGGATGGCGGATGGGAAGATATCCTTGCCCTATGGGCAGTTCTTGGGCTATGAAAAGGGCGAGGACGGCCTGCCGCAAATCGTGGAAAGTGAAGCCGCGATTGTACGACGCATTTTCCGGCAATACATGGAGGGCAAAACCCCGTCAATGATTGGGCGATTGCTCGAAAAGGACGGAATCCTGGCTCCGGGGGGCGGCAAGACATGGCAGTCAGCAACGGTTCGCTCCATTCTCACCAATGAAAAGTACAAAGGGCATGCCCTGATGCAAAAAACCTACTGCGAGAACTTCCTGACCAAGAAGATGGTCAAGAATACTGGGCAGGTTCAGCAGTACTATGTCGAGGACAGCCATCCCGCGATTATCGCGCCCGATGAGTTTGATATGGTGCAGGCTGAAATCGAGCGTCGTAAAAGCCTGGGTAAACCCGGTCGATGCAACAGCATTTTCGCCGGTAAGATTGTCTGCGGCGATTGCGGTGGCCTTTACGGCAGAAAGGTTTGGGGCAGCTACAAGGATGACAAGAATTACCGCAAAGAGGTATACCAGTGCAATGAGAAATATAAGGGCAGCAAGCGTTGCTCAACCCCGCACGTAACCGAGGAGCAGATCAAGACTGGGTTTCTCGTTGCGTTTAACAAACTGATGGAGAACCGCTCCGGTCTGATTGAGGACTGTCGCTTGGTGCAGGCCACGCTTTGTGACACTGGAGCACTCGATGCGGATCTGATCTCCTTGCGGCGGGATCTGGATGTGGTTTCGGCGCTGGCTCGTAAAGATATCGCACAGACCGCAAAGGCTGCAGGCGAATCGGATTGCGGCAATAGCCACTTGGAACGCTTTCGACAGATCAATAAACAGATTACGCTGTTGGAAGCCGATAAGGTAAAACGCCTTGCCAAAGCGAAGGCGCTTGACCGGTTTGTTCGCGAGGTGGAGAGTAGATCACTTGTTTTGGAAGCCTTTGATGAAAAGCTGTGGCTGGCTGTGGTTGATCAGGTAACGGTTGGTGTGGATGGGGAGATAACGTTTCAGTTCCGAAATGGAA